AAAGGTACACAAAGCACCCACTTTTAACATTTCCCAACACATATTTAACAGTTGCTAACACACTTTGGCACGCTTTTTGCTGTGTGCCACAATTACGATTATTTAACACTATTAACACTGTTAATTAACACTATTAATATTGTTAAACTTTACTAATTTTGTTAACATTTGTTCGCCTGTTATTGTTTCACGTGGAACAACCTGTTATTAATGTTTCACGTGAAACGAAGTGTTAACAGACATTAATTTTATTCTTTAAGATTTCTTAACAGAAAAAATTTGGTGGTTATCTAAAAAAGCCGTATCTTTGCACCGTGTTTAAGAAACATATAAGTTTAACATTTTAAATTAGGTAATTATGAACGAAAATTTTAATGAGACAGTTTTTAACTGTATTACAAGCGTAAACGCTTTGATGACTAGTAATGAGATAGCCAAAGACGATAAGGCGGTTATTAAGTTGAACCGCTTTAAGAAATGGCTCAACGAGTTTGCAGCCGCAAACGGTATGAACGAAGTTAAGTAAGTTCGCGCCATAGGTAACACGAAGTTTAACGTTAAATAATTTATAAAGTTATGCCAAAAGGTTTTAGTTTTGCTAGTACTTTTAATAAGACTAGTTTCGGAATTGATACAACCGATTTTCCATTTGTTAAGTTGACCGACATCTACAACAGCGAGAAAGACGGTGGCGGAGATGTAGTACACCCCATTAACGGTATGTACGTTCACAAATCACAGTTGGGCGATTCACCTGTAATTATTGACGCTGAAAACAAGCGTTTGGTAAACTTACCACAATTCACAGGTGACACGGTGCGAGAGATTCTCGCAAATAGTGAGGCGGTTGACGCTATCAAAGCTAATAAGGTAGGTTATACTATCTACGAATATGAATCACACGCTAAAAAGTGCTACGGTATTACATTCGTTGATAAGTAGGAGTTGTTAGTGTAAAGGTTGGTTTCACAGGGGCGGGCGAATTAAATTTTGTTCGTCCCTGTCTTTGTTTAATTTAAATCTTTCTTAAAATGGCAAAACAGAATCCTATAGGGTTTACATACAAAACGTTTGCACTTACTAGCAAAGTGCAATTAGATAAGCAAATATTAACTGCTGTAGAATCGCGTGGCTATTTGCGTAAAGAGATTGCACGTGTATTTCAACAGGCAAACAGGCGCATACAAAATGTTGAGAAAACGGGTATCGTTTCGCCTGCTGTTGTTGCCCTTAACAAAGGTAATATAACAGGTTTCACTAAATTCTCTATGCGTCACGGTTGGGAAGATTTAAAGATTGAGTACTCAAAAGCGGTTTCTTTTTTACGTCAGCCTACATCTACAGCCACAGGTACAAAAGAATATGCTGAACACTTGAAAAAAGCCTATGATTTGGACGATAAAAGTTTTGCCCTTATGCAAGATAAGTTAATGGGCAAAATTGCGAGTGTTTCAGATGAACGTTTTTTGGAGCAGTACTTAATGCAATATAAAGACTTTACAGGCGAACTAGAACAGGAATCAAAGGACGTTTCAGACCAAATCGAAGATGATGCAGTAAAGATTGAAAATGCCTTAGATGATGCCTTAGAGCAAATCGGCAATGACCCAAACGCAGAAGCATTTATAAATGATGTAGATTCCTATAACACAGATGAACCGTTAAAGCGTATATTAGACGAATTTAAAAAATTTGGTTTATAATGAAAAAGATTCCTTTTGCACTACATACAGAAACGTTCACCCCGAAAGATATACAAAAAGTTTTGGCTTTGGCTGTGAACGATAAGAATTTTACAGGAAACAATAAGGGCGAAAAGTTCTTAAACGTTCCTGTATCTTTCGATATAGAAACTACATCTTTTTATCGTGACGTGGACGGTGAAACATATACCTATGACCGTTACATAAAATTAGGTGGTAAGCAAACCAAAATGGAAAAATGTTCTTTAATGTACGTTTGGCAATTTGGAATAAACGGTTATTGTATTATCGGGCGCACGTGGGACGAATTTATAACTATGTTAGAAAATATATCAGACGTTTTAAACCTGTCTGAAAAGAAACGCATTATTATATACGTTCACAATTTGGCTTATGAGTTCCAATTTTTTAGAGAGTTATTGCAATGGGCAAAGGTTTTTTCAATAGACCTCAGAAAACCTATTTACGGAATCACAGAAAACGGAATAGAGTTCAGATGTAGTTATTTGCTGTCGGGTTATTCACTTGCAAAGTTGGGTGAACAATTACACAAATATAAATGTGAAAAGTTGGTGGGTGATTTAGATTACAGCCTGTTACGTCACAGCAAAACACCGTTAACACAAAAAGAAATGGGTTACTGTTTGAACGATATTAAAGTAGTTATGTGCTATATACAGGAATTAATTGAACAATACAAAAACATTACCCATTTGCCGATAACAAAGACAGGCTTTGTGCGTAAATATTGCCGTTCTGTGTGTTTTAAGACAACAGACCCCGAAACAGGTAAAACGGTACAGAATTTTAAGTATTTGGATAAAATCCATAACTTAAATATAACAGGTATGGAAGAATTTGAAATGCTGCAAAGGGCGTTTTCGGGCGGTTTCACGCACGCAAATGCGAAATATACAGATGAGGTAATAGAAAACGTAGATAGTTACGATTTTACTAGTAGTTACCCCTATGTGATGGTAAGCGAAAAATTTCCTATGAGTACAGGGGTTTTCGTTCCTGTTAAATCTATGAAACAATTTGATTTTATGACATCAAAATATTGTTGCGTGTTTGACGTGGAATTTACCAACATCTTTGCAAAGTCGGATAATGAAAACCCGATATCTGTTAGTAAGTGTTTCGTAAAAGAAAACGTTTCAGAAAATAACGGTCGTTTGGTTTGTGCCAGTAAAATCTGTATGACTATCACAGAAATAGATTACAAAGTGTTTTCACGGTTCTATATGTGGGAATCTGTGAGAATAGGCAAAATGATTTGTTACAGAAAAGAATATTTGCCCACAGAGTTTATAAAATCTATTTTGCACCTGTATGAAATGAAAACGAAACTAAAAGGTGTAAAGGGCAAAGAGGTAGAGTATTTAAATAGCAAAGAAATGCTGAATAGCTGTTACGGTATGAGTGTAACAAACCCTTTGCGAGATGAAATCGTTTGTGATGGTGAAACGTGGGACGTTGAACACTTGACAGGCGAAAAACGCTTAGAGGCGCTGAATAAATACAATGACAGCAAAAACCGTTTTCTTTTCTATCCGTGGGGAATCTATGTAACAGCCTATGCACGTAGGAATCTGTTTACAGGTATAGCAGAATGCGGTGACGATTACATATATAGCGACACAGACAGCGTAAAAATAAAAAATGGTGAAAACCATAAAGAGTATTTCAAAGCCTATAACGATTTGGCACAGCAAAAATTGCGTGCAGCCTGTAAGTTCCACAGAATACCCTTTGAAAAAGTTGAGCCTGTCACTATTAAGGGAATAGCAAAACCTTTGGGTGTTTGGGACTATGAGGGACAGTACAGACGTTTTAAAACTTTGGGTGCAAAACGCTATATGGTACAGGAAAAAGGAGCGTTAACGGTAAACGGAAAAGATTACGATTACAGTTTGACGGTATCGGGTGTTAACAAAAGTTCTGCTATCCCCTATATGTTGGAAACATTTGGGGAAAACGGAATCTTTGACGCTTTCACAAACTATCTAGACATACCCCCATCTGCAACAGGTAAGAATATACACACCTATGTAGATTACGAACAAAGTGGAACTATTACCGATTATTTGGGGACGGTTTCAGCTTATGACACAAAGACAGGGGTACATCTGGAACCTACAGGGTACACTTTGAGTTTGTCAGTACTTTATATAAATTATTTAATGGGAATCAGATTAAAGAAAGAATGATATGAAACAGAAGAAAGAAAAGGTGGAAACACCTAAATTTTATTCTTTGTCTAGAATCTTAGCAAAGAACGCAGATTATAACGTTATCTTTGGTGAACGTTCAAACGGCAAAACTTATGCTACATTATTGTACGGCATCAAAGAATACTTGCGCACAGGTAAACAAATGGCTTATATTCGTAGATGGCGGGAGGATTTAAGGGGCAAACGTGCCGAAAGTTTGTTTGCAAACCACGTTTCGAACGGTGTTATCGAAGAACTCACAAACGGCAAATTTAACGAAGTCTTTTACGTTTCGGGCAAATGGTTTCTTTCAAGCTATGACCCCGAAAATAAAAAACGTGTACCCGATAACGTGCCGTTCTGTTTCGGTTTCTGTCTGTCAGAACAGGAACACGAAAAAAGTAGTAGTTATCCGAATATAACTACTATAGTTTTCGATGAGTTTTTGACAAGACGTTATTATTTGCCCGATGAGTTTATGCTGTATATGAACCTGTTAAGTACTATTATCAGACAGCGAAACGACGTTAAAGTGTTCATGTTGGGAAACACCGTTAATCAGTTTTGCCCATATTTTACAGAAATGGGACTGAAACAGGTGCGGGTGATGGAACAGGGCACAATAGATATTTATAAATTCGGTGAGCACGGTGCAACCGTGGCTGTAGAATATTGCAGCACTATTGTTAAGCAAAAAGCGAGTAACAAATATTTCTGTTTCGATAACCAGAACTTGCAGATGATTACGGGCGGTAAATGGGAATTGGCTGTTTATCCTCACTTACCTGTGAAATATAATCCTAAAGATGTGCTTTTCGTTTTCTACATACAGTTTAACGAAATGACACTACAGGGTAATATAATACAGGTTGAAACGTCAGACGGTGTTAATAACTTTATGTATATTCACAATAAGACAACACCGATTAAAGATACCGAGAATAGTTTGATTTATTCCCTTTGTATGAATGGAAAACCAAATTACAGACGTAAACTATTGTCAACAGCTAGTTACGTAGAATCTCAGATAACAAAGTATTTCGCCACGGATAAGGTATTTTATCAGAATAACGAAATCGGTGAAATTGTGCGTAACTACTTAATGGCTAGTAGTAGAAGTAACATTATAACTTAATATCTGTTAAAATAGGGAAAAAAGTGTTTTCACGCGAAACATTTCCCTATTTTTTATTTGGTATTTTCAGATATTTTGTTTATCTTTGCACCATTAAATAACAAAGTTAAAATTTGCTATATGGAAGTAAACGAAATCGTATCGTTAATTAGTAATGTCGGTTTTCCTGTAGCTGTCTGCATCGCCCTTTTCTTTTATATGGAAAAGCAAAACGAAAGACATCAGAACGAAACCGACAAGTTAAATGAAACAATACAAAGTAACACGAAAGTGTTAACTGAACTTTGTACGTTAATTAAAACACTTGTAAGGTAATGAAAAAAGATAATCTTTATAACTTGTATCAAACACAGGTTAAAGACAAAGATACAGCCTTAGATACGTTCTTTCAGCGAGTTCTTTGTATGACTTCAAGGATGTTTGAGTACAAGGGTACACCCGAAACAATGCCACCTGTAGAACTTGAAAAGATTCTGCAGACATCGGGTAACGTCGGTATCGCAAAAGTTAACGGGGAACTGTATGCTTTACAGGGTACACGGGGTGGTGAATGTGATGCGTATTACAGGGGAAAAGATTTTATTGTCGCAAATCCTTGGTTAAAGTTGGATAAAACCTACAGAATTGATTCCGATATTGTCGTTATCAATAACACACCGTTTGCGGATTCAATTCTCCCTGTTATCGGGAAATATGGTGTACTTTACACAGACGCAGTTATAACTTTAAATATGACTAGCGTTTTAACTAGAATCACTATGCTCATATCTGCTAGTGATGATAAGACGAAACAGAGCGCAGAATCTTTTTTGAAAAAGATTTTGGACGGTGACTTTTCCGTTATTGGTGAAAATGCCTTTTTCAAAGGTGTTAATATGCAGACCCCACCGACACAGAGTAACCAACAGATAACACAGCTTATAGAACTGTTGCAGTACTACAAAGCTAGCCTGTTTAACGATTTGGGTTTGAACGCAAATTACAATATGAAACGTGAGCGTTTAAATACGCAAGAAGTTTCTATGAATATCGATGCATTAATGCCTTATGTTGATTCAATGTTAACAGAACGTGTTGAGGGTGTTAAGCGAGTTAACGAAATGTTTGGTACGGAAATATCCGTAACACTCGGTTCAAGTTGGAAGATTGAGCACGAAAATTATTTGTCGTTACTCAAAGCAACAGAAGATGGACATGCACACACCGAAACGGAAGACGTTGACCCTGTAACCGAAAACGAAAATGAGGAAACAGAGGAAACGGAAGAAACGCAAGAAACAGAAGAAACAGAAGAAACGGAAACGGAAACAAAAGAAACAGAAGAAACGGAAACGGAAACAGAAGAAACAGAAGAAACAGAAGAGGAAAAGGAAAACAAAGATGAAAATTAAAGAATTTTTCACGGTGGATAACGGTTTGTTTGAAACCATTTTTGAGCCTAGTTTTCCTGTTTTGTACAAATCAATTTTCGGGGAAGATACACCAAACTTAATCGATATTGATTTGCGTTTCAAATATGGAAATAGGGAACTAGTTGACGCTATCACAAACGAAACTGCAACCGATATTATTAAAGGTATAATTACAGTTAAGTTTGACGAATGGCAAAAACAGATTCAAGTGTTTAATAGCGAATATGATGTTTTAAATCCTGTGACATCAAAAGAAACAGTTACCGAAAGTAATACCGTTGACGAAACAGGAAATAATAACACTATCGATTCAAGTGTAACTTTTAACAATGGGGACTTTGGCAATGACACGAAACAGCAAAGAGATTCCACAGGGAACAGACAGGAGACACGCACGAAGACAAGTAGTAAGAGCGGTGTTCCGTCTAGCGTTCCTACTAGTGAAATTATTCAAAAAGAAATGAATCTCAGAAAAACCAACTTTAAAACACAGGTGGTGACAGAGATTGCAAAAGAAATTAGTTTAGATATTTATTAATTCTTAAATTTTATATAAAATGGAAGTAAAGCAAATTTATACGCTTATTAATAGCGTTTCATCTGAGGTTTTGGGTAAAAACGATTTGGTACACGAAGACCTCACAGGTATCGTTGATTTGGGCAATGAGGTATTTAACCAAAATGCCGTAGATAATTACGTTAAATCGCTCGTGAACCATATCGGTAAGGTGGTTTTCGTAAACCGTCCTTATTCGGGCAAAGTTCCATCTGTTTTGATGGATGCGTGGGAATTTGGTTCTGTTTTGGAAAAGATTTCAGCAGACGTTCCAAAGGCTGAGGAAAACGATACGTGGAATCTTACAGACGGTAAAGAGTACAGGCAGGATGTGTTCCACAAGCCAACTGTTTCTGCTAAGTTTTTTAATTCAAAGGTAACATTTGAGGTGCCTGTATCTATCACAGAACGACAGGTTAAGGAATCTTTCAGCAGTGCAGCACAGTTGAACGGTTTTCTGTCTATGATTTACAACGCTGTTGAAAAGTCTATGACTATAAAGACAGACGCTTTAATTATGCGTACTATTAACAATATGGTAGCAGAAACTTTGGACGCAGATAAAGCAGCATTTGGTTTTGTCGCATCTACTAAAGAAACCGTGAACTACAGTTCTTCTAGTACTGTTCGATGCGTTAACCTGTTGAAACTGTATAACGATAAGACAGGGGCAAAGATTACAGCAGACGCAGCAGTAACTACTCCCGATTTTATCCGTTTTGCAGCATATACAATGGGCTTGTATGCAGACCGTTTGCAGACCATTTCAACCCTGTTTAACGTAGGCGGTAAGGAACGTTTCACACCAAAGGACGTTTTGCACACAGTTCTTTTGTCAGATTTCGCAGCCGCTGCAAAGACATACCTGTATGCAGACACGTTCCACGAAGATAACGTGCTGTTGCCAAAGGCTGAGACCGTGGCAAGTTGGCAAGCTACAGGCACAGACTATGCCTTTGAAAACGTTTCAAAGATTGATGTGAAATCTGCTAGCGGTGCAAACGTTTCTGTAAGCGGTGTACTTGGTGTTATGTTTGACCGTGACGCTTTGGGTGTTACTAACTTGGATAAGCGAGTAACGACAAACTATAACGCAAAGGCTGAGTTTTTCAATAACTATTACAAGTTTGATGCAGGTTACTTCAACGACACAAACGAAAACTTTGTTGTGTTCTTTGTTGCCTAATTTGGTTGTTAAACTGTTGGGGTGTGTTTCCTGTAGTTGATAGCACAGGGCACACCCTTTTTAACTTTTTGCGGTATGATTAAAATTAAAACTTTCGTTTACAACGGCAAACCAAACGAAGTAAACAAGACTTTACAGGCAAACGAAGAGTACACGGGCGTATTGAATGCAACGTTTAACGTTTTAACACCTGTAGTACGTTTCAGAACTCGCACGCCTGTAACTTTCAATTACGTTTACATCGAAAGTTTGAACCGTTACTACTTTGTTAAGGAATTGACACAGGACGGCGATTTATGTACGGTACGTTTAAAGGTTGATGTACTTTTAACCTACAAAGACAAAATACTCGCTAGCAGTGGAACGTTAACACAGGGTGAAAACGTTAACAAATATCTTTCAAACAGAGCAAACGTGGTGGACGTTCGCCCGAATGTTAGAAAGTTAGATTTTCCGAATAGGGAACTGTTGAACGAAACAGGTAGTATTATTATGGTAACTATAAAAGGAAATAAGTAATGGCAAGTTATAAAATTAATTATCACTTAAAAAATTGCACTACTACATCTATAAGTAGTGTTAATTATGATACTGATGGTGAATATACTGCATTTTGTGCAAAAGCGGTGGACGGTTGCTATTTTTTGCCACAGGACGGAAATAATAACTATATTTCCCGAATGTTCAATAGTTCTGTAAGAATCACTAACTTTAACTTAGAAAGACTACCAGCTAGTGATGATTCAAAAGTTATTAACGGTTTAATTGATGGTATTTCGTCAGATGGCAAATACCTTTCTAAGCGTATGTCTTTTGGAGAATCCAACACAGGCGAAATGCAATGTTACTTAAGTGCAAATGGAGGCACGCCTACAGTAAAAACATTAACGATTAAAAATAACATTTCGGGTACAAATGCCGTTTCTGTGCAAAATGATGAAAATTTCGATATTACGTTGACAGGTGACACAGAAGGTAATTTCACGGTTGAACCTGTAGTTACGTATAGGAATAGGTACAACGAAGCGTCACAGGGAAAAATGAACGTTAACGGTAACGTAGCGACCTTTAGTGTACCTGTGAAAACAAATAAAGAGGTAACAATTAACGGAACGTTCACACCGAAACCGAAAGAGTTAACAATAACAAACCACGTTTCGGGAACTACTGCAAACTATGTGCAAAACGGTGAAAATTTCGATATTACGTTGACAGGTAGCACAGATGGTAGTTACCCTGTTGTACCTGTAGTTTCTTACAGAAACGAAAGTGGAACGGAAACAACAGGAAATATGAACGTTAACGGTAAAATAGCAACATTTAGTGTACCTGTTGCCACAAACGAAACCGTAACTATTACAGGTACGTTTACACCCGAAACACCGCAGAAAGACGTTCCTGTTACTTATGCGTTGACAAATTGCACCGTTTCACCACAGCCACAAACAGTTAAAATAGGTAGCACGTTAAATTTGACTGTAACACCGCTTAAAAATCACAATTTAGATTTGTGCAATCTTATTTGGAATGATGGTACGAAAGACGTTACCATAAGTGTTACAGGTGGTGTAATTTCGTTCCCTGTGCCCGATTCCTGCGTGTCTATAAGCGTTAAAGCTGTGGCTAGTATAATAACACCTGTTGGAAGAAATTACGGTGCTATAAACGTTTATTGCGTGACGCTTGACAATTTGGACGCATTTTCTAAACAGCGTTTCTTTGAGATAAAAGACGATACACAGGGAATCTATGAGGAGGTTAATTTGGGAATCTATGTAAATCGTATCAAACGTATTTTTACAAACGTTCCTGTATCAGGTAAAGATTCTTTGCGGTGTGGTAACTACAACACAGGTATAACGGTACAGACCCCCGAAAAGGACGTTATTTTGCTAGATTTTGGTGATGTGATGTTAACAGGCTTGAACGGTGATTCGGAAGACTATAACGCACAAATTTCTGTATTTATTCCGTGTCGTGGCTTTGTTGCTGTAGATAGTAAGTATATAGGTAAAACGGTAAACCTATCTTTCAAAGTGAACGTTATAACAGGTGATGCGGTTGCGTTTTTGTCCTGTGATGGTGTTGTATTTCAGTTAGAAAGTTTTTCTTTGTCACGTGATGTTATTTACAAGACAGGTACAACAGAATTAAATATCGTAGGTGGTACGCAGTGGGACGAACAAAATTTGTACGGTTTAGAACCTTATGTTATTATCACGCAGAACACTACAATAAATAAGCCTGTGAACAATACACAGGAATCCGTAACAATAGGGGACGTAACAGGCTATGCACAGTTTGAAAACGTGGATTTGAACACGGTTAATTTGTTGGTAGATGAGTATAACACCATTATTTCAGAACTTGAAAACGGTGTTTATCTATGAAAGAAAAGGGACGGTACAAAATGCCGCCCCTTTTTCTTATTTTATATATCTAATTGTTTGAAAATGTGCGTTAACAATATACCAACTAAATTAATATCCCAACCGTTCGCGGCCCTAGTGGACAATTGCGAATATGACTGGTTATTAAAGTTAATTTCGCAGTCTTTTAAATCACTAGAAATGCGAAAACCCATCAATCGAAATTGCTCATATACAGAAAGTTTTCTTAAAATTTCTTTGCCATTTATAGATGGTTCTATAAGTCTTAAACTCCCGTGTCTAGGGTCTGTAAGTGTTGGACAATAACCATCTGTTTTTATTTTTCTGTTGTAAACATCAAAACATAAAGGTTCATTTACGACAAACGATTTAATACCTTTTGTTACTTTTAGATTCTCAATTTGTTCATCATTAAGGTATAACTTTTTGTCTGGGTACATATCCAAAAACTCAGATAACTTACCATCTGATTTTGTTTTTGGATTCATACTAAAATTATTTGGTAAACCGCCTAATTTAGCAAATATCCACAAACGCTCTCTATTTTGAGGTACACCAAAATATTTAGAATTTAAAACTATTTCACGTATGGGATTTTCACCATATCCCATTTTACACAATTCCTCATTAAGATAATTGTGCATATATACAAATTTTTTATGGGTGAATCCTTTTACATTTTCAAGTAATAAGTATTTCGGCTTTTTTACTTTACAAATGCGAATGATTTGGTATAGCATATTACCCCTACCGTATATATCTTTGTCACCTAATTGTAAACCAGCAGAAGAAAATGGCTGACACGGAAAACCACCTGTAAACATATCAAAATCGGGTAAATCATACGGATTTATTTTTGTTATATCACCCCAATTTTTAATATTATTTCCGTTTTTGTCTTTATGATTTGCGTCATATAAATCTGATGCAAACTTATCAAATTCTGAATAGCCCACTACATCATAATTTATATTAGGCAAATTTTCCTTTAAACGTTTAAAACCAAATGAAGCGCCACCATATCCAGCGAAACCCTCAAATATTTTTATATTTTCTTTCATATTTTATTTCTTTTCTAAGTTCATAATAATCTGTTGACGTGGTTTACCGTTTCGTGGTGCTACCGAAACGTGATACCAAAAACTTTTAGAGCCTTTGCGGTGCTCTTTAATAAGTTGGTCAAAACCCCCTGTTTCTCTCAGAACCTTTTCCAAAGATTCCATATCGGCACAAATCAAATCAGCGGCTAAGCCCTTTTGGTGTTGGCTGTTAGAAACACCCCCTACAGCCTTATTTAACACAGGACATCTGAAACCGCTAGAAATCAGAATCGGTTTACCTACCTTTTCACGGATAACATCTAAATAATCGGCTAACTTATTCAAGTTATCTACTACCTCAAAAGATGGGGTGTTATCAATCCCCAAACGTTTTGCGGTTGCTGAGTTTAAGAATTCAGACAATTTAAAATACTTAATTCTTTTCATATCACTTATTTATTTTCTGTTTGTGTAATCATAAACCACTTGCGAGAATCTTTGTGCGTTGGAAAACGCCCCTTTACAGTTATTGAACAATCGCCCTGTAAGTAATCAATCTTATTATTAAAGAACTCGCTTAATTTGTCAGAACGTACCATAAAAACCGTAACTTTGTCGGTTTGTTTCAATGTGATTCTAAAATAACTATGTTCCATATATCATTTATTTTAAAGGGTTTAACTTCTTTTTCTTAATAACGTTGCAAAGATACGACTTTTTCACGAAATCACCAAATTATTTTTGTTAAATAGTGTAAAAAGTTTAATTTAAACATTTTTAACCATCGCCCTTTGTTCCACGTGAAACATTTATTTGCCACCGTTCCACGTGAAACATTAATAACAGGTTGTTCCACGTGAAACAATAACAGGCGAACAAATGTTAACAAAATTAGTAAAGTTTAACAATATTAATAGTGTTAATTAACAGTGTTAATAGTGTTAAATAATCGTAATTGTGGCACACAGCAAAAAGCGTGCCAAAGTGTGTTAGCAACTGTTAAATATGTGTTGGGAAATGTTAAAAGTGGGTGCTTTGTGTACCTTT